TGTGTATAAAATGGACATTTGGTATATTACTAATTATAACTTTTTGATAACAGTTCCAAATACCCTGGCCTTATAAAATTTTATTGTCTAAAATGTCCAAATTATACACCTTTAAATAAATAATGTTATACTTTAAGCCTGCTAGTACTCAGATTCTAACCCACCCCACTGCGTCTGAGTGCTAGCTTTATTTTATGGTATAATCAATAACATGTGCACCCCAGCAATAGAAAAATTAGGAGCAACTCCAGCCAATATTCAATGGACTGTTGTTCGTGGAGACTCATCCACTCTTGCTGTTCAATTTCTTCAAGATAATGAAACCACTGGCTGGAATATTAGCACATGGGATTTCTTGGCTACAGCTTACGATCCTACTGGAGATATTCTTGATGAGTTGGTTGTAACAGTTTCTGGCCATACCGCTACAATTTTTATTTCAGCAGATATTACAAAAAATTGGGGATCTAGATATACCTCAGTTGTAGCTGAACTTCCATTTGATCTACAAGCAACAATTCCAAAAGCTACAGGGGAGTCAGAAGCCACAGTCTGGACTCCAGTAATTGGATCAATCTGCGTGCTTGGTGACATTACTCCAGGAGGCTTATAATGCCAGTTATAAAAGTTGAAGCAAAAACAACAAAATTGCCTCCAGTTATTAAAATTGGAAAAAAGGTCTTCAAGGTTAAGAAGTAAATTATTTTATGGCTACTAGCATGGATTTTCCAGGTAAACCAAAAAAATATTCAGATAGTGTAAACAACTCTTATCAACTTGAACAATCAGTTTCTTTCATAGCCGTACCTGGACCACAGGGAGAAAAAGGCTTAAAGGGCGAAAGAGGCGATATTGGACCACAAGGTAACCCTGGACCACAAGGAGATGCTGGAAAGCCTGGAAAAGACGGTAAAGACGGAAAGCCAGGAGAAAGCAGCATATCTCCATCAGGTCAAAGAGCTGGCTGGGCAATGTATACAAACAAAGATCAAAAAAATATTATATTAGGTGCTACAAAAGGAAGTGATGGGTGGGTAAGATTTAGCTTTGACTGTAAGGGTAAAAACAATGAAGCCTATTTACCAGAAAACAATGTTTCTTTATATAATTCAGAATCTCAAAGCATAAACCTTAAAGGACTAAAAATTGGATCAATTGTAACGGTTCGCTATGACATTGTTTTGACTACATTTAGCAATAATACAGAGGTTTGGTTTAGAACATATATACCAGAATCAACCGTTGGCCCAACTAGTTTTGCTGGGAACTTAAAATATCAATTTTCATACGATATGTCCCTAGAGCATACCTTTTTCATAGAAAGTGATATAATAACAAACTCTGTCGCAGTACCACAGATACTAACAGATAATGATGCTTCAATGGTCGTAAAATCTCTGTATATTTCTGTTAAGTAAAATATTAAAAACTGTATAATCTTATGGTACAATTACTGCTATGAGCCAAAAAAATACTGGTACCCCCGATTCATCAAAGAAATCAGCTCCTTTAGCACCAACCATTGGAGCGGTTACAGACCAAGGTACTGGAAGGGCATTCACTTCAGGCGGATCAGCTTCTGTAGCTTTTACAGCTCCAACATTTGATGGTAAGTTACCAATTACAAGTTATACCGTAACATCTAATACAGGCGGTTTTACACAATCAGGAGCATCTTCACCAATTGTTGTTACAGGAATGTCAACATCTGGAACACCAGCAAATTATACTTTTACAGTTACTGCTACTAACGCAGCAGGAACATCTACAGCATCCGCAGCATCTTCAGCAGTGGTTCCAACTTCAGCTCCAGCACAAGTAACAATTGGATCAGCATCTGGTGGAACATCTGGTGTTGTATCTGTTGCATTTACAAACCTTACATCTGCACAAATTGGAAATTCAGCTTTAACTACTTATACTGTAACATCTTCATCTACACGTACCGCCACAGGAGCAAGCACACCTATTGGTATTACAGAGGTAACAGCTGGAACTTATACTTATACAGTTACCGCAACAAATGCAAAAGGAACATCTCCAGCATCTGCTGCATCAAATGCAGTTGTTTCTACATTCGGTCCATTCTTTCCACCATTCTTTCCGTTCTTCCCATTCTTCCCTCCATTCTTCCCTCCATTCTTCCCTCCATTCTTCCCACCGTTCTTCCCATTCTTCCCACCTTTCTTCCCACCGTTCTTCCCGTTCTTCCCATTCTTCCCACCGTTCTTCCCGTTCTTCCCGTTCTTCCCGTTCTTCCCACCTTATTTCGCACCACCGTTCTTCCCACCTTATTTCGCACCACCGTTCTTCCCGCCAAGCTTCGGTCCGTTCTTCCCTCCATTCTTTAGAGCTGGAATGTTCGGTTAAAATAAAAAATAAGTAATACAATTGGCCAACATTGTTTGGCCTTTTGTATTTTATGAGTGCTATCATTCATATCTTGCAAAATACTTGCAATAGGTCTTGTTTTGTTTACAAAAAAACAAAGATAGTGTATAATAAAATAAAGGGGGTACAACATTAATACTTATGATGAAAACTCAAATGAGTGGTTTACAAAAGATAGATCAGAAACAGCGTCAAATAGACTAACTGAGCGCAAGGTTGATTCTGTCGTATCTGTTGAAAATTTGGGACTAGGATTAAATGTTTATCACAATACTTTTTCTTTAGAAGACTCAAAAAGGTATATCAATATACTTGAGCAAAATTTATCAAAGGGTGGTAAATATAATTGGTCAGAAGCACAGGTAACAAATTCTACAATTCCAATTAAAAAAGCAAGGGATGCAGTAGACTTTAAATATAAGCAAGAAAATCTAGGCCCTAGAAATCAAATAAACGCTGAATTAATTGATTTACACCAAGAAATATACGAAAAGCTAAAATACTGCATAGATGACTATGCTAAGTATTGGGGAATCAATGTTGTTTATTATGAAGCATTTAATTTTGTAAAGTACGAGGGTCCTGGAACTCATTTTAATATTCACGCTGACCATGGTCCAGCATATAACTGTACAGTTTCTGCTGTTATATATATTAACGATGACTATGAAGGTGGAGATTTAAAGTTTCCAAGACTAGACAACTTAGTCTATAAACCAAAGGTAGGAGACATTGCTGTATTCCCATCAAATTATATTTATGAGCATGCATCTCTTCCAATGGAATCAGGAACAAAGTATTGTGTTGTTATAATGACTGACATTAATAAACTGGGGCATAAAGGATGACATTAAAAGATAACCTTGCAATATTTAGATCTTTTAGGCCTTGGTTAAATAAAGATAGCTCTTCAGTTCCAACTCCAACACAAAGTGTAATTCCTCAATGGTATAAAGATGCAGATAGATTTGCAAAAATGCCTAATGGTGAATACTATGCAGCGACTCAAATGGTTTGTCCAGTTACAAAAGAAGGAACCACTGATGATCGTGGAAAAATTCCTACATGGAAAGCATGCCCAGCAATCATGGATGCATTTTCAACAGGATATGTTTTTAAAACTCCTTGTGATTTAAAGTTTTTTAAAAATGGCTTTGGCACTATAAATGTTGAAATTACAGATCCAAAACATAAAGATTTTTGCACTCAAAGACCGCCAATGCCACAATTTGAACATCCAAAAGGATTTTATAAAGATCATTTTGCTTGGAGCTCAGACTGGGGTCTTGAACTACCAGATGGCTATAGTGCTTTATTTATGACCCCTATGAATAGATTTGATCTTCCATTTATGAATACCGTTGGAATTGTTGATTCTGATAAAGTACATTTACTTGGAAGTTTTCCATTTTTTATTGCAGAAGGGTGGGAAGGAACAATACCAGCAGGCACGCCATATCTTCAAGTTCTTCCATTTAAAAGAGAAAACTGGAGCCATAAACTAGAATTTCAAACTCAAGAAACCATATATGCTAAAATGATATCTAATGCAAATTTTTATCGTCAACCAGACGGCGGTATTTATAAAAATAAAGTTTGGTCTAGAAGAGAATACAAATAAAGGGGTAATAATGAAAACATGGACAGAAAAAATTCACCTAGGTAATGGAATAACATGTTACAGGGGTGTAATAAAGAAAGAAATGGACCTAATAAATAGACTTGAAAATAATGTTGGATCAGTTGCTGAGTATGGACAACTATCTCCAGAAGGTAAAAAGTATCACTGGATGCCAGCTTATGTTGGATATCAGCAACTTATGCCAGACTATAGGGATTGTGTAGATTTTAAATTTAAAAAAACAGACATAGAACAAGACACTAGCAAAGAATCCATAGAGCTACAATCATTGTGGCAAGATGTCTATGATGCACAATCTGCAGCAGTAGATGATTATAGACAAGATTACAATATAATGGATTTAAAGTACTGGGAAGCTTTTAACTTTATCAAATATGGACCAGGCCAGCACTTTATGGAACATCATGATCATGGTTTTTCTTATAACTGTACTGTTTCTTTAGTTGCATATATTAATGATGATTATGAAGGCGGAGAGCTATATTTTAGACTACAAGATTTAAAGATTAAGCCTCAAGCTGGAGATCTTTATATATTCCCATCAAACTTTATGTATCCACATCAAGCAATGCCAGTTCATTCTGGACTAAAGTATTCTATAGTAACAATGCTTGATTATAATAAAAAGTTTCATACACAAGAAATGTATGTTGCAGAGTAATAATAATGCTAAACATATCTGTTGAAAGATTTCCAGACTCACAAATAGTTATTGCACCAATGTCAATTAAACGAGATTGGATGGATGTAACTCCAGAAAAACACGCATATAGGTGTTTTCCAGTTACTCAAGCAAACATGGTTGGGTGGAGTCTTTCTTGTGCTAAAGATATAAAATTTATTTGGAATGGAATAAATGATACTAGCTCGGAAAATGTAACAATTTTAGAGGGATCAGAATTTACTTATACTGGCAGAGGCCAATCAACAGTAAGCATAAATACTGGATTAACATTTAGGTCTGAACAAAATATTAGCATGCTTACTATTAATCCAGTTAATTATTTTAATGATGATTTTGAAACAATGTCTTCGTTGATAAGCACCTCTTGGCTTGATACAGGATTCCCTTTAGCAATTAAGGCCCGCTCTGCAAATAAAGAAATTACTATAAAAGCAGGAACCCCTCTTGCAACTATAATTCCAATTTCTTTAACTGCAATGGATAATACATCAATTCAAATATTTGACTACTCAGATCCAGACCGTAAAAGAGAAAAATCTCATCAGTCATATGGTGAAGCTGCACAGGTAATAAACAAGTCTGGACAATGGACTGATTGGTATAGGGATGCAGTTAATGAAAAGGGTGAAAGCACAGGCTCGCATGAAGCTAAAGTTTTGCGTCTTTCTGTAACAGATAACACAATAAACAAAGGAAATGGTATAATCTAATAATGGACAATATAAATGCTTCTGTTGTAGTTAGAAAGCCTTCAATGACACCATCTGGCTGGTTTGGCAGTGGAAAAGAAATGATTGTTGAGCTAGAAAATTTTATGACGCAAGAAGAGATAGATTTTTTAGAAAAAGCTGCAAAGTCTATAACTGTTTGGGATGTAACAGAAAGCCATGTTAATGAAAATGGAACAGTAGTCTATGATTCAGACTATTGGAAAGATAGGGTTGCAACTCAGCAAAGTTTAGACAAAAATGATCCAAGTATATCTCCAGTAATTGCGGGACTATTTCAAAGATTACAACCAATTGTAGAAGACTTCTATAAAGTAAAAGTACAACCTACTGGAACAACTATAGTAAAATGGATTCCAGGACAATTTCAAAATCCTCATGCAGATAAAGAGCTACATGAAGGTCCAGATGCTGGTCTTCCAAATGATTTTCCTAACTATGATCTTTCAAGTTTATTTTATTTAAATGAAGACTACGAGGGTGGAGAATTATACTTTCCACTACAAGATGTAAAGTTTAAGCCTAAAAAGGGCGCTGCTTACTTCTTCCCAGGAGATAAGAATTACATTCACGGAGTGACCGAGATCAAAAGTGGTTTAAGATTTACCTGTCCATTTTTCTGGGAAATTACAGAGCATACTGGAGATAGGAAACCATAAATGGAAACACCACAACTTGAAGCAATAGAAATATATCCAAATATTCTTGTTTATAAAAACATGTTTAAGGATATTTCAAAATCTTACAAAATATTAACAGATTCTTTAGTAGAGTCTGAAGATAGACTTTTTAGTCCATGGACAAAATGGTCTATTTTTGGAGAATACCTATCTCCTATGATTCCTAATTTTTCTTTAGGAGATAGGCATGCGGGAATAGAGAATATTAAAACAACAACAGAAACACAAGAAGATCAAAAAAACTTTGCTTTAGAAATGATGAAAAATTTTCATTTAGTTACAGAAGACTATATTAAAAGATATGGAATTGACGTAGATCCAGATGCATTGTGTTTGGATGAATCAGGCAAGCAAACCAAAGAGTGGATATGGACTGGTGGAACAATAGGAAAGTATTATATAAGTGATGAGTCAGAACAGCATGGTATGAGATATCATTCAGATTATCAAAGAGAAAAAGGAGATTCTCCAGGATATAAATTTGTAATAACCTGCACAATTTATTTTAATGATGATTATGAAGGTGGAGAAGTTGATTTTGCAATGGGTGACAAACTTGTTAAGTACAAGCCAGAGGCTGGAGATCTTCTAGTTTTTCCATCAGGACATCCAGAATACTTAACAGAAGGCGGAGAACCATACCTACACGGAGTAATGCCATCTTATAAGAAAAATAAATTTTTAGCAAGAATGTATTGGCAAAAATATCAAAAAGGAACAGATGAATGGTATGCAAAAGAAAAAGAATTTGGTAAAGAAGTCTGGGCCAGCATGCAACCAGAATTAGAAAAAGATTTTCTAATAAAAAATCCACAAAGAAATGAAATAAAAGGAGCTAAAAGAATAACATGAACCTAGAAAACAAAATACGCATAACAAAAGATATTGTTCTTTATGAAAACTTTTTATCTCCAGAAGTTTCTGCAAAACTTGTAAAAGTTTTGGATAAGCATGTAGAGGTTGGAACTATCACTTGGATGCCAATATCTTTTTATGAGTCTTACTCTTCAGTTTTGCCACAAGATGATGATGAGCATGTAATTGCAGAAGGTCTACCTGCTGATATTTTTTCACAAATGAAGCAAGGAATTATAGATGCTGTTGCCAGTGTACACGATCTTGATCCAAAAATTATTTCACAAATAGGATACCATACACAAAAGTGGGAACCAGGTGCTTACGCAAGAATTCACTCAGACAACACCGATGAGCAGGGTAATTCTGGTGCATTTACTAGAAGTAGGTACGCAGCATTCTTATATCTTAATGAAGATTTTGAAGGCGGATTGTTACAGTTCCCAGGTCAAGAAATAAGTATACAACCAAAGGTTGGAATGCTTGCTGCTTTTGATGGTGGATTTAATAATATGCATGAAGTTACTTTAATTACAAGTGGTACCAGATATACAATAGGATCATTTTGGGATGATCGTGAAGAAGATGCATATCCTCAAGAATTAAGAGATGCCTGGGCTGCAGAAATGAAAGAGACTAGAGCAAAGCAAGAAATTGAAAGAGCAGAATGGCAAGAGTTGCTTAAGCAAGGCTGGAAATTAGATAAAGATGGAAACAAGTATAGATCTGATGAGGGTCCAAGTGCTTAAAGAATTTAAAAAAAATCTTAAGGAAAATAATTTTGTATTTGAAGAAATTACAGAAGATATCCTTTGGGTTAAAGATTTTTTAAAAAAGGATGACTTAGACTTTGTGTTAAAGGTGAT